TTTTTTAATTTACACCAATACCAACCTTGTTTGCGTTTATTATTGTCCATTGTTATAATTTTTATTGTAATATTCCGCTCCCAATTCGGGCAAAAATTCAATTTTTTCAAAAGGTTGCGGCATCCACTTAGCGGCATCTATTATTTGCTGCTTTTCAATTTCTAAACAATCCCTTTTCAATAAGGTATAAAAACTAAAAGTTTCAATACTCATGTTGTGTTCGATATTCTCACAAAATATTTGTAGTGCTGTTTTATTTTCCATTGTTACTATATATTATTATTGAATAAACAGCATTCCAAACTCCTAAACCAATAAAACAACTACCTATGTGAGTAGTATTTGACAAGTATATAAGTTCAAGGAGTACTATGTTAATGATGAAATGAAATGATACTTTATTTGTCATAATTCTACGTTTAATTCTTTGCCTGTTAAAAAATAAAATACATTTTGTAAAGTGTGCAAATACTTTACTTCAGTATTGCCACCAATCCAATCAACAAAAAAAGAATTGTGCCTAATCATTAAGGCAAATGAAAAGTTTGCATAACATTCTTTCAATTCGCCAAAATCAATCCTGTTTGTTTTTTCAAACCCACATTTTAACAGTATATATTCTGTTAGGGGGATAGGTCCAATTGCATTATAGTTTACATTTTCCCCTTTACTTGCAATTATTAATTTATTTTTAAGTGTAGTTACCTTTAAAAAAGTTTCATCTAAGGGGCATTTTACATAATTCCCTATTCTCAATTCTTTACTTTCAATCATTGTAGTTAATAAACCTAATTGTTCAAAAAAATTACCTCTATTGTTATTTATGAAATTTATTGTATTTAATTTGCTACCAATGTAAACTATTCTATCTTGTTGCATAACATAACATTCAGAGTAATAAAATGGTAAAGGCAAAATAAAATTTCTTCTTAATAAATCCATATCATCATGTACATGAAGTTCTAAGTTACTATCAATTTCTTTGATGATAACTTTTTTATATCTATCAACTACTTCTTGTGGTATTTTATTATTCATCTTTGTTTATTTTAATTGGTGATACTATATAATCATTTTTATCAATAGGCTTCAATCCATCCCATTTGCTGCCTTTATTAAGGTAATCTCTGTGAATGCTACCTTTACTCCAAGCGTCCGACAACAACGGGGTAACGGGGAATATTTTATTTTTTACTAATTGTAAAGACTTTACTTCCGATTGATAACCTCTATTTTTATAATACTTTATTTCGCCATCTAACCACTCCAAATCAATACATCCGATTTGAGAGGGTAATAGTTCTTTATTTTCCATTAAATTCTATATTTTCATTATTCAATAAGGCTTCAATTATTGTTTCTACAAGTTCCCTTTTTTCGGGGGTTAATAGGTGCAGCAGGTTGTAAATGTTATCTATTGCTAATACATCACTTTGCCACTCATTATTGATGCCGTCCTTAACTTCACGAGGGAAATCGAAAGATAAATGAGTAAGGAAGTTATCTTTCAATAATTCAATCCTATCTATCAATGTACTTTGTACTTGTCTTTTAAAAGTTGTATGTGACATTGATTTCACAACTTCAAAATTTAATTGTGCTTTTCTCAAATGGTGAAAGCCTTGTACTATGTTTGATGTTTCTGCCATAATCTTAATGTTTTTAAAAAGAGGCAGCAGTAGAAACTGCCGCCGTATGTACTCAATTATTTGTTGTATTCTTTGATAATTTTTGTCTCAATATCATCGTAGTTATCATTTAACCACGTTTGAACACGGCTAGCATATTCATCGGGTACTTTCTCAAACTCAATGTTTTCTACTACTTCGTAAGTCTTAATAGTAGGTAGGTATTTTGCACCCCAATATTCCCCACCGTCTTCGCCTGTTTGCTCGGTGGTAACGTCACCGTAAAAAGTGACTTCTAGTAATTCGTCTATGTACTCAATAATTGATGCCATTATAAACGGTTTTTTAAATGTTCGTTAATTTGTTTTTCTGTTAGTTGATTGAGTAGTGAATCAATACCATCAACGCTATCAAGTATTTGCGATAAAATACTCTCATAATCTACGTTTGTACAAGTTACTTGTAGTACTCTTTTACGGTCACTGTGTGACTTAATTTGTGCATTTTCGCACTCGAATGTAATGTCCATAATCTTAATTTAAAAGTTATCGTTATCGTTTGAGATAGGCAAAGAAAAATATCTTACTCCTATCATTTCTGCTACTATTAGCAAGGTAATCGTTATTGTAATCCACATGATTAAGGGTTTAAATGATTGTGAAATTGACGAATTGCGTTAATATAGTATTCGTATTCTTTTATTTGTTCTCCCGAATAATTATGTTTTATACCGATAATTTTAAAATTAGTCTCCCATTCTGAAATAGTAAAAGACTGACATCCTATTTGTATTTTATCTTCACCCCAATAATAAACTGAATGATTTGAACCACAAAAAAACAAAGTTTTGACTTTTACATTATCACCTATTTCGCTATTATAACCTATTACACTATTATAACCTATTCGGCTATTATCACCTATTTCGCTATTAGAACCTATTCGGCTATTAGAACCTATTGCACTATTATAACCTATTACACTATTAGAACCTATTACACTATTATCACCTATTACACTATTAGAACCTATTACACTATTATCACCTATTCGGCTATTATCACCTATTTCGCTATTATAACCTATTACACTATTAGAACCTATTCGGCTATTAGAACCTATTACACTATTATAACCTATTCGGCTATTATCACCTATTTCGCTATTATAACCTATTACACTATTATCACCTATTCGGCTATTATCACCTATTTCGCTATTAGAACCTATTGATATATTTCTTTCTTTTAACTCATTCGATATATTCTCAAATGTTTCATACTCGAAAGGTTCATAACCTTTACCATTAACCCATAATCTTAATACTTTTTTCATTTTTGTTTTATTTATTTTTGTTTATAAAATGCCTGTTATTTGTTCAGTATGTAGTGATTCTATTTGCTTACACAAATTTACTATTTCTTCATTGTACTTTGCAACCTGTGATTTATAGAAATTCGAGCCTTCAAGTACATTGTTATTTCGTGTAAAGTCATTGTACATTTCAGCCTTCTTTTCAAGTTGCTTAATTAGTTGTACGTTCTGCATTATATTGCTTTTTAAGGTGATTAACTTGTTGCCTTAAATAGACAACTTTTTTGTCATTTCTAGGCACTTCTTTGAGTGCATCTTCCAATAGTTCGGGAAGGAAAGTTTGTCGGTAATACTGTAGTAATTCTTTCATATAGTTAAATTTGTAGGCGGTTGTTTATGCCGCCTGTGTGATGGGATTAAGCTTGTATTTTTTTTGCTAATATTGACAAGTCTTTGTTTGACATAAATATCAAATCAAAAAAAGTTTTTATTTCTACTTTTTTATTTGATACCTGATTTATTTTAGTTAGTATTTTATTAACTAAAACTTTTTTATTTTCAAATGTCGCTTGTGTCATAATCTTAAATTTTTTATTTGTTACTAATGAGACACAAATATATAACTTATTTGATAACAACAAGTTTATTTGCAAATATTTTTGGATTATTTTTTAATCAATAATACAATCAATTCAATTATGCAAATTATAACGGATAATTTTATTAGTCTATCATTCGCTTTTTTGTAGCCCATTACTTTCTATTTTACTCGGATTTTGTGGGTAAGGCAACTCAGGGCGTTTGCCTTTGGGGTAGGCGATGCAAAGGGTATGAAGTGAAAAATATGTTTTAACTCTATCATATCCTAATACAACATGAGTACCATTTACTTTGCAATATTGTATAAAAATGTCATTTTCTTTTATTCTTGCTACCATACATTTAATTTTCTAAAAGTTCAAAAATATCTTTACTACTATTACCTAACAATACTGCAATACAACTAAGTGCATCTATCTTAGTCAATGAGCCTTTGCAGCTATTTTTATTAATAAGTAGTTGAACGTTCCATTCTGACATGGGCTTATTCTTACTCAATGCCTCCGCTATTTTAAGCCTTACATCACGGTTGTTAATGCGTTCGATAACGCTTTGTTTTAATTTCATAAATTCAAATTGGTTATACTGTTTGATAATAATGTTAATGACTTTTCAATAGGCTCGTTTAAAATAGCGTACTCAATTCGCACCCTATCATTTATGTAAGTCCACTCCTTTATATGCTGCCACTTAGAGCGGTCAATATCTCGGTAAACTATCCAAACATCAAAAAGAAAGTCTCTTGAATGTTCGGCACTCATTCCGTAATATTCAATATGTAACAAGTCCATTATTAGACGGTACTTTAATCCTGCGAATTTTGCTAGGGTTTTGATTTGTTGATTAGTCATATTAATAAGGATTATTTTGCATTTCAAAACCAAAATCATTACTTCCTGCAACAACTTCAAATCCAAAAAATTTATAAAAATCTACTAACTTTTCAGTTGAAACGCTATCATCCTGACCGTAAGCATGAAGGCTGATAAATTTGCCGTAATTATCTGACATAAATTTTTTCATTGCTTTTTTTGCAAACCCTTGTCCACGATATAAGGTAGATACTTCAATCATATCTATTATTATTTCGTCTTCTTCTATACTATATGTAATAACGCAATTTTCTGTTTCTTGTCTCATATCCTTAATAACTTTTTACAAATATATACAATCTTTTTAAATTCCAAAATAAATTTGCAAAAATATTTGTTTTATATTTTTAGAGTTGTATATTTGCACTTCACAAAACAATTAAGATTATGAATAATGAATTACAGACCACAGGCACAAACGCACTTGCACAAATGGCGCAAAATGCAAGTGCAATAGAATCATTTAGGATTGCGTGCCAAAATTTTAACAGCAAATTACATTCAAATCCTTCACTCGAAAGTTTAGACAAAACACCTGACGGACGGGCGCAAACAGTAACGATAAGTCACATTGAAATGACTTTAGATGAATTGTTTTTTGGCTTATGGGAAACCGATAACTTTCGTTGGGCGCAAATAGGGAACGAAGTTGTAGGGGCAATAGACTTAAAAGTGTTTCACCCCGTTGTTAATGGATGGTTGAAAAGACAAGGGGCGGCATCAATCGTTATAATGGTAGATAAAGCACCCGAGGGAATGACACAACAGGAAAAAAATCAATGGGCTTTGAATAGCTCAAACAAAAAAAGCAATGCCTTAGATATGGCATTCCCTAAATTAAAGGCTGAATGTTTGAAAAATGCTGCACAGTCATTAGGTAAACTTTTCGGACGTGACCTTAATAGGAAAAAACAAGACGGTTATAACCCATTAATCAAGCCGCAACAAACTACACTAGAGGAATTAACGGCACTATTCGAAGAAAAAAAAGCGTTTATTCCTGCTACATCATTGCCTACTTATCAATTAATTATTGATACTAAGGAGATACAGTCATACACAAAATTATTCAAGTACCTTCAAACTTTATAAAATGGACAACACTAAAAGAAACGGAAACTTTACAAGTAGCGAAATAGTCGCGCTTACAAGCAACCCGACTGTAAAGGCTAAGGCAAACGGTGAAATATTTGGCGCACCTGCTTTTACTTATATTGAAGAAAAACGTTTTGAAAGAAAGCTAAATTTGCCGATTGACATTGAAAGCAACGCAAAGCCGCTAACCTGGGGGAAACTTTGCGAATACAGGATTATTGATTTAGTGTCATTTGATTATCGTGTAACTTCACAGGAAACCGACACACACCCGACTATTGACTATTGGCGTGGCTCTAAAGATGCAATAAAGAATGATAAAGGCGGCACTATTGTAGATTTCAAATGTCCGATGACACGAAAATCATTTTGTCAATTGGTAGAACCACTTTACAACGGTTGCGATAATCCTATTCAATACATTAGGGATAACCACAAAGACGGTGAAAAGTACTACTGGCAGTTAGTTAGTAATGCAATTATCAATAATTGTAAGTACGGCGAATTGATTGTTTATATGCCTTATTTAAGCGAACTTGCATGTATTCAAGACTTAGCACTAGAGTATGGTACAAAGTGGATACAATGGGCTGAAATTAACGAACTGCCGTATATCTTAGATGATGGCTATTACAAGAATGTAAACGTTATCCGTTTTGAGATTCCCGAAAGTGACAAAGATTTCTTAACTAACCGTGTAATTGAAGCGGGTAAATATTTATTAAAATGACAAACGAAGAAAAAGAGAAAGTACAAGCGATTAAGTTTGCGCAAATTAGCGGCACTTTCGATGCAGCCCGTAAATTGCAATGTCACCCACGAAACCCGACATTTATAGGTCTTTTAACTGAATTACTAGGTAACGATGAAGACCTTAAAATAAAGGCTCGTATCATGTTAGTAGAATATGATAAGGAATATAACGCAACAATTATAAGCAATGGCACAACAGCGAAATAAATACGGCTACCCTATCACAGCAATTGAGAGCGAAACTAAAAAAGGTTTTGTTGATTTTGATAAACTCAATACTTTATTAGGTTTCTTTGCAATTGCTGACAGGACAAGCAGGGCAACAACAATTAATAAAACGTATAAAACAAAGAACAATGTCACGAACAGGACAAAGAATGAATAGGCTAAAGTATGCTGATTTTCGACCCTGTAAGGTAATATTAGCAGCGAAAAGGCTATCTGAAAAAAGGTTAGGTAAGTGGTACGAAACACGACAACCTAATAGATTGCAAAGAACAATAATAAATAATCACTTTAAAAAAGTTATGTTATGAAATGGAAAGATGATTTTATTGCATTTGTTGGCAATGAAACAGGAATATTAAATTATCCTCCTCACGGTAAAAGAATCACAAAATCCGAATACCTTAAATTAACAGGTCGTGAACCGTTGCAACGGAATTGGAAGGGGGTAAGGTTTAGAATGGTAGAAAGTTTTATTACAAAATATTGTGTAATAACAAAAAAAGATAGTTCAAATTATTACATTGAAGGTAAATCTGGAGGTTGTGATTTTAGGCAACAAAGAAATATTGATGAAGTCAATAAAAACTTTGAAAACGGAACATGGATTGAACTCAAGGAAGAACCTACTAATGCAAAAGAACTAATTGCAGACCCTACTTATTACACCCCTAATTACTTAGTTGATGCAATTAGTAACATCCACGTTGAACGCCCTAATACACTAGAGGATAGAGTTAAGGAACTTGAAAAAGAAGTTGAAATGTTGCCTAAGTTATTTGAAAAATTAGATGAATTATTATCAATCCTAAATAAAAGACATGGAGATAAATAAAATACAAGTCGATATTATTAAGAAAAACATCATAATAGCCGACAACGATAATATCCCTTTTGTTGAACACGTTTTCATCCCCCTAGAAGATTGGAACGTAGTTAAAAGTTACATAGATTCACAAATTAAACTAAAAAGTAAGGCTACTGACAGCCAGGAATAATTATGGAAAATGAAATAACAAAACAAACAATGGCAGACAAATTTAATGCTATTTATGAAATTGCAATGGCAACTTCACGCAAGTTAGACCAACAAAAAATTAAAGTAGAACACGCAAAGGCTACAGCATCACTAATGAAACAAGCTAATAATGTTTTAGTATGTCAATTAGATGCAGCTAAATTTATTAGAGATTCAAAAGAAACATCAAAAGATTTATTAAATGAAGTCGGGTTGTAATATCGCTAAAAGTGTAAGATATAATTTGAAAGATTATAGGTTAGCTTTTATAAAGCATTTTTATGAAAGTTACAGAATAAATAATTTACATAAAAATACACCATTATTTATAAAAACTGAACTTTCTAAATTAGATATTAAAATAAAAAATAAAGGGATATTACAAAATAAGGAAATAGTAAAAGAGTATTTTATTGGATTAAAATTATGTTATGAGTTTTATGAAAATGATGATTTATTTTCAATTAAAGAAACTGAAATATTAAAATCTATAAAATATTATCATAGTAGATTGACTTTATCATATAAAGATAACCCGTGGATTTATTTTAATATAATTAGCCCTATTATTGATAAATATCCTTTATTTTTTAAAATGAAAAAAGTACAATCTTTTATAGTTTCATATAATTATTATCTTAAACGTAAACCTAACACAAAATAAACCCCCACTAGAGGTAATCTAGTTATATAAATATTATGATTAAATTAACAGCAATCGGACATTTGGGCAAGGATTCAGAAGTTCGGAAAGTAGGCGAAAGGCAAGTGATTAACTTTTCAGTAGCTCATTCAGAAAAATACAAGGATGCACAGGGTAATCAACAAACTAAATCCTTATGGATTGAGTGTGCGTATTGGAGTGAAAAAACAGCAATAGCCCAATATCTTAAAAAAGGTACTCAGGTTTACATTGAGGGGCAACCTGATATACAACAGTATCAAACAAACGATGGAAGGACAGGCGTAAAGTTGATATGTAGGGTTGGTAGTGTTCAATTATTAGGTAGTAGTAATACCGAGCAACAACAAGCACCTACTACTTTTTCACAAAGCAATGCAGCGGGAACGGTAACTGATGTGGCAAGTGATGATTTGCCTTTTTAGGTTATCCTAAATAATAATTTAGATTAATCTAAATTATTATTAACACCTGCTATACCAAATCCGTATAGCAGGTTAATTTTTACAACAATGACCTACAAAGAACGATACAACGAGATTCACAAAGAGTGGAGTAAAAAGAAGTTCCCAAGCGTACATAAGGATAATTTCTACACTTTGCCTAAAATGCCTGACATAAGAGCAAGTAACGGGCTTACAAATTATATAGTGAACGTTATTAATTGGATGGGTGGAAATGCGACAAGGGTATCAAGTGCAGGGCGAATGGTCGATGCACAACAGAAACAACCAAGCGGCACAATCCTTACAGTCAAAAAATACATTCCATCCACAACACGCAAAGGAACGGCGGACGTTACAGCGACTTTTAAAAGCAAAAGTTTTAAGTTTGAAATAAAAATAGGAAATGATAAACCTAGTGCTTACCAAATTGAAGAACAAAGAAGAGAAATAGCAGCAGGCGGTTATTATTTTTTTATAAAAACTCCCGATGATTTTTGGAGTGCAATAGATTTTGTATTGAAATAATGATTATATTTGCAGCAGTTCGCACAGGTAGAAGTGTACGACAATAAACTCATTTTAAACGCCCGAAAGGCGGACTAGCCGAACATAACTAAAGTGTTATGTTCACTTCTACCTAGTCCATCTTTCGGGTTTTTTTATTTTTATGGCACAATTAGAATTAATTTACGTTGTTGAAACTGAAAATAATACTGAAGAAAAGTATTTATGTACAGTAACAAAAAGAAATGAAATCCAAATTTTAAAAGCCTTAAATGGTGAAAAAATTATTATTCCTATTACTGAATGGGAAGATATAAAAAATTATATAGACCAACAATTTACTCACTACGAACCTTAAAATATCTAACGATGGCAAAAGATACATTTTACTTTACTCATGATTTCAATACTAGAAATGATGAAAAAATAAAGCTACTAATAAGAAAACACAGGATGCAAGGTTATGGCATTTTTTGGGCAATTATAGAAGACCTTTATAATAATGCAAACGTAATGAGATTGGATTACGAAGGTATTGCAGACGATTTAAGAGTGGATACTGACATAATAAAAAGCATCATAAATGACTTTAATTTATTTATAATTGATGGTAATAATTTTGGCAGTTTATCGGTAGAAAGAAGACTGAACGAAAGGAAAGAAAAAAGCAAAAACGCTAGTGATTCAGCAAATAAAAGATGGGAAATTTATAGAAATTATTTAGATAATAATGCGAACGCAATGCAAACGCATAGCGAACGCAATGCGAATGTTATGCGAACGCAATGCGAAACAGATGCGACCGCAATGCTAGAAAGGAAAGGAAAGGAAATAAAAGAAATAAATAAAGAAAATATTATTGTTGCTAAAGCAACCTCCACCAAAAAGTCATTTGAAGAAAGAAGGAAAGATTTTGCTATACAAGTACAATCTTTTAAGGATAAGTACGAAAAAGATTTATTAGCAAAATTCTTTAGTTATTGGGTAGAGCCTAATAAGCCAAAAACTAAAATGAAATTTGAATTAGAAAAGACTTGGGATTTATCTATGAGGATTGCTAGATGGAAAGCTAACGACTTCAAAAAGAAAATTACAGAAATCCCTATTTACGTACCCGAATTTGTAATGTAACATGATAGCACAATTAACATTAGATGCAGTTAAGCAAAGGATTGACATAGTTACTCTAATAGGTGAATATGTTACATTAAAAAAGAACGGTAGTAATCATGTTGGTTTATGTCCTTTCCATGACGAGAAAAGCGGTTCATTTACTGTAAGTAAATCGAAAGATATGTTTAAATGTTTTGGATGCGGTAAAAGTGGTGATTCTATTACTTTTGTCATGGAACACCAAAAAACAACATATCCAAACGCTTTAAAGTTTCTTGCAGCAAAATACAATATTGAAGTACTTGAAGAAACAACCGAAAATAAAAAAACTTACGAAAAGCCTACTCCTAGACTTGAAAAGTTATCAAAAAAGACAATTGAGTATTTTGAAAAGAATAGGGGAATATCAAACAATACTTTACTACGATTCAATGTAACTGAATGTTTGGAATGGATGCCGAAAGCACAAAAAGAAGTGCCTACTATTTGTTTTAATTTTTATCAAAATGACGAATTGGTAAATATTAAGTTCAGAGCAAAAAATAAAGACTTTAAATTAAATAAAGATAGTAAGCTAATTTTTTACAACATTGATGCAATAGATGGTACAGACGATGCAATAATTTGCGAAGGTGAAATAGATGCGATGTCTTTTTATGAAGCGAATGAGTATAATGTTGTAAGTGTTCCAAACGGGGCAGCTACAGGTAAATTGAATTTAGAATACTTAGACAATTGTTATAAATATTTTGAAAATAAGGAACGTATTTATATCGCTAGTGATGGCGATGCAGCCGGTAAAAAATTAGCGGAAGAACTTTGCAGACGTTTAGGGAAAGAACGTTGTTTATTGGTGCAATATCCTGAAGGGTGCAAGGATACAAACGAAGTGTTATTGAAGTACGGCAAACAAGCGGTAAATGATTTGATTTTAAACGCTAAGTTATACCCACTTGAAGGTGAAAGCACAATGGAGGATATGTTTCCAACATTGCAAGACTTTTATAAAAATGGTTATCCCAAAGGATGCAATAGTGGAATGTTAGATGAATTAGGCGATAATGATAGTTTTGTTACGTTTATCCCTCAGCAACTTACAATGGTCACAGGTATTAATGGACATGGTAAGGACGAGGTTGTGAATAATATTTGCATGGGATTAGCTAAGATTAACGGCTGGAAAACGGCAGTTTGCCAATTTGAAGAAAATACAGAAATAACAGCGAGTAAATTACTAGAGAAATACACTAACAAAGCATTTGACTTTAGAAAAGATACCACACAAAGAATGAATCCTGATGAATTTAATGAAGGAGTTTTATTTGTTTCAGAATATTTTAAATTAATGAATGTTGATGAAATGGATACTACGATTGATTCAATCATCGAAAAGGCAAAGCAAATGATTGTAAGATATGGGATTAACTGCTTAGTGATTAGCCCGTGGAACTGTATAGAGCATCAAATACCTATTGGGATGCCCGAAACTCAATACATAAGCCAAACACTTAGCAAGCTAACATCCTTTATAAAAAAATATCATATTGTACAAATAATGAATACTCATGATATAATTAATGATATTGGGATTGTTGCAAAAATAAGTTACCAATTTAGTCAATCAAACATTTCAATC